ATAAATGCTATTGGTTGAAACATAACCTTCTGGCACCGGGTCTGCCAAACTGTTTAATGTTTTGATTTCTGCCGCCGCCATAGCTTTTTGACGCAACCCCTGACCAGCCATAGCATTAAAATAAGCAATCTGATCTGGCGTCATGTCCTTTAACGGTATGCGGATATTTGGCGCGGCGGCACCCTCAAACGTGCCACTAAACGCAAATGGATCATTTGATGTTGGTGATGATATTCTGGTAACGGTTTGTGATGTGCCAGTTGCAAGGCGCACAGTTTCTTCCCAAAGTGTTTTGCCTCTGGCGCTTTGGTACATGCCTGATGTCAGTGTCTTTATATATTCTTTTTGCGTTAACTGATCCCCAGCTTCTTTTGCTTTTGCGTAAAGTTCTGCCGCCCGTTTCCCAGATGGTGTTAATAACGTACCAAATTCAACAGTTGCTTTTGGCGCTGATCTATATGATGGCGTTGTTGGACGTAAAGCATCTGCCAGTGCAGGGTTCATCAAAATATCTTTTGTAATTATACCGCCCGGTACATCAATTCCGGCGGCTTCAATTTTTTCAATTACCCTGTCGAACTCTCCAGCGTAATCATTACCCTCAACAGAAATTTGTTTTGATGTGTCAATGCCCTCATCTGATGCCCTCATTTCAACCCATTGCCGCGCTTGCAATTGCCAGCTTTCATGTGGGATTGATTGACCAGAAGAAATTTCATTTGTTTGTGAATTAATAAATTCACGCAGTTTGTTCATGTATTTTCCAAACACCTCATGCAGTGCTTGATTGCCGCTAAGTTGCGCGTCAGTAATACCAAATGCTTTACCAACCCAAACATCGTTTACAGATATTGGATACCGAACAGGCAACCCAGCCACAAGACCCAACGTGTCTGAGAACATGCCAGTCTTGTTTGCAAGGTCTGAACTAATGTTGGTGCCTTCACGTTGCAATGCGTCTGCAACGGTTGACTGTATTGTTAAATCGACATCTATAGGGACGCCGCGCATTTTTTGGGATAACACAGCCAAAGATCTTTCTAAATTTTCTTTTGGCTTTGCTCTAGCAGATGTTGCCCCGACCAGATCCAAAAACATCATATGTTCTTTTGCTGTAAGATCAGGCAGTCTATCAACAAAACTTTCGCCGGATAACTCGTACCAAAGTTGCGATCTGTTTGGCAGGCTCATTGCTTTATTCCAAGCGCCAGCCGGGAAAGCCTTCCAAGTTGCGCCAGTTCTTTCTACAGCATCGCGAGCGGCGGGGCTGACCTCATCTAGCGTTTGTTGCCAAAGCGCATCTAGATCTTTGTCACCACCAACAAATCCGGGGCCGCGTTCAGCCAACTTTTCATCGGGTAGATCAGACCATTTTTGGCCGTTTGGCTGACCTGATTTGTAAACCCCGCCCTGCACCCTTTCTGTTTCCGGCACAGTAACATTTAATCTTTGCGCCACAACGTCAGCACCTTGTCTTGTGTCAACCCGCGCCGCGCTTATTTCATCCGCTGTTGGCAGGTTTGTTGATGGCGGTATTTCTTTTCCGGGTTGGGCAATTTGTGATGTGGGGACATTCATTTGATCACCACCCCTAGCCAACTTACCAGCCGCCGCTAGGGCCGGATCAATCACTTCCATAGGATCAACGCCAGACATCACACGATCAGTAATAGGCCCACGCTCTGCCATACGCGCTTCTGCCCCTTGCCCGGCAACATCTGCACCCTGACGCAAAGCCTGCCCGGCGGCTGGCACACCAGCGCCAAGCGCCTTGCCCAACACGCCACCAACGCCAGCGCCTACAGCACCAGCAGTGGCAAGTCGTTGCGCCGCTTCACCAACAGTAGGCCCACCGCCTGCCGCCTGCTCCACGCCCATTGTGCCGCCCTCGAAGCCTGCACTATAACCAGCGCCTGCCGCCATACCAGTGCGCCCCGGATACTTAACGCCAAGGTCATATGGCATAGCAGCGCCAGTTGCTGTTTTCATCAGCATGTCTTTTATCGGGCCTTTGGCAAAACCAGCGCTTGCCCTAATACCCATAGACCCCAACTTGCCGACAATGCCAGCGTAAGTCAGTGGGTCAGCAAATATGCCGCGAAACGCACGTTTGATTGTTGCGCCGTTTGTTGCTGTGTCTGAGTAAGTGTTTAGCATCTGCAAAAACGTCAGTGCGTTTTCCTCGCCAGCCTGATCAGACATAAGCGCCGCAACTTGAAATGCAAAACCGGGTGCGCTAATTCCGCTTTCGCCGGGGATGCCAGCCGGGCCTATCATGTTCCAACTAAACTCAGACATCAAGTCGAGGCCATACGCCGCCGCCTGCTTGTCTGATCCAATAAAACGCTGGCCGTCATTCATTACGCTAAACATTTTTTTAGACCCGCTGATCCACTCTGGCATCAATGCCAGTTGATCTTCGGTATATAGCGGCTTGCTTGGTTCCGGCGCATCTGCCTCAGACGGCATAGACATGTCCATAAGCGCAGGCTGATCTTGCGGCTCCTCTGGCATAGCGACCTGATTAGACAGATCCATACTGCGTATCATAGGCTGACGCTTGCTCATAAAAATGTGAGCGTCTAAGGCATAATCAAATGCTTCTTTTAGTTCATCAGTCATTTAACAACTCATCTCTGAGATCTGCATTTTTGCGAATAAATTTAATTTTGTTTCTAACAAATTCATAGTCAGCGTCACTCATGCCAAGCGCCAAGCGTTGTTCATCTATCTCTTGTATAGTCGTGTATTCAGTAAATTCTATGCCGTATTTCTCAAGTGTTTGAGATGCTTTTTCAACCAACCTTGTGACTGTTTTGCCGTATTCGCTTGATAACAATTCTTTTCTAAGATCTTTTGCAATTTTAACTTTGGTTGGCTTGTCTGCAATAGACGGCGCGTCTTGATCTTCCCAAGCGTTCATAGCTTCCGCAAACACACGATCAACTTTCGCGCTAAAACTAGCAAACGATTGCGCTTTCTTTTTAGCCACGCCAATTGTGCCGGGTACGATCTGCGCGTGTTGCCGGGCTTCGGCGGCAACGCCGCGCTCAACGTCTTTAATTGACGTATCCATCTTCGGCAAAAGCGTAAGCAAGGCCTTCGGCCCAACGCCTTTTTCTTCGCCTATAGCATTTAACTCTTCAAGCGTGGTTATCTTGTCGTTAAATATAAGATCCAATATTTCTAATTCGCCAGTGTAGTTTCGCACCTCTTCATCGATGTCTTTTGTTTTTGCTTTTTGCAATGCGATAATTTGCTGACCGTCAATGGCCTTGCCGCTTGTTGTGATGCCAATGTTTACGATTTTTTCAAGCGCCGCAATTTCTTCGTCAGACCCCGGCTCTGCCGTTGCAAAAGTCAAAACATCAACAACCAAATCCCGATTAGCAAGTTTTAATTCATCGGCCTCAAGCTGATCATCCGCTTGTTGCCGCGCCGCAATTTCTGTTCTGACATTGGCTCTAAACTCAGCCTGATCTTGCGTAGACAATAGAGCGTAAACAGGCGTCAGCGCACCCATATTACCACTACGCAGGGCGCTTATTCTTGCTTGGTCTGGCAAGTTCATAACGTGATCTGTTAACACGCCAACCTGAACATCTTTTACTATTTGCTGTATTTCTGCCGCTTTTGTTTTTGCAAAAGCCAGATCACCAGTATTTATAATTGCGTCATTTGCTCGTCTGGCAACAGCGGTAACTTGCGCCAACGCCGCTGTCATGTCAGTATTTGGCGCGGTTAATATGTCTCGCAATTGATCCGGCATTCCCGCCAAAAACTCTTCAGCCGCCGCAATCTTAGTTGCGCGTTTAAATTGCAACTGCTTTTCAAGCGCTGATGTGTAAAGGGTTGAGGCGCTGGCATTTGCGCTTGCATTGTATTTTAAAGCCTGCTCTGGATCTAGCCCGGCAATGATTTCTGAGTGACCAGTAATCATAGCCTTCAGATCGGATGTCATTTTTGTGATGTCTTGATCCTGATATAAAAGCCCGGACTTTACTGCCGCACTGTACTCGCCAATCCTTTTATTGGCTTCCATTTCCAATTCAGTGGTCAATTGCTGTGCCGCAGTCGCAGTCGTCACCGCGCCGAACACTGTGTCTGGATCGCCGACAATCTCATCTAAATCGCGGCCTTGCGATATGGCGTCTTGTATCTGTTCAGCCGTTACTGGGTTTTCAAATGCATACTTAGCCGCCTCGCGCTCAGTTTGCTTGACGGCCTTTTTGTAGGCGTAATCGCTCATCGCATTTAGGGCGCGGCCCATAGCGTCAAAGCTACGCGCTCTGGCATTTGCCGCAGTCGTAAAGTCAACGCCCGGTACTGATGGTATGGCTACGCCTAATGGCCGATATCTTAAATCTTTCGCCATTAGGTTACTCTCTTATATCTAGCCATTTGACTACCCGGTGACATACCCATTGGCTGTGCCACTGTAGTGCCGCCCCCGGCAGGCGCACCACCCAATGTCGCGTATCCAACGGCAAACTGTGTGAGGGTGCCAAGTGCCTGCATTCTGCCAGCGGCCATAGTCGCCTTGGCGGCAGACGCATACTGATGCGCTTGAATATCACCCATAGCCAGTTGGATCGTGCCGCCGTCAGCGGTGTTGTAAAACTCTAATGCGCCTTTTCTCTCAGCTAGTATAGACAATGTACGCGCACTGCCGCTGGATGGGTCAATGTTGCCAGCGCCAGCCCGGCTATTAATAGCCGCCTGATGCGCGTTGATGTTTTCCAAAACAGCCACACCCTGCTGTTTAAATTTTAAAGCCTCAGAACGCGCCTGCACTTGTGCCATAGCGCCCTGCATCATCAGCCCCTTGGCAGACGCCTGTGCAGACTTTAGCTGTGAATACATTGTTAAAGCGGTTAACCCTGCCGCTATTGGTAGTGCCGCTGCGCCCATCTTACTGTCCTATGCTCACTTTGTAATCAATGCCAAGCAATGTCATTTTAAGTGGCACCTCTTGGCCGATTGTAACTTGTCCATCATATGTATAGCCCAACATGCTAGGCAATGTTTTAATGCCGGTATACTCAGGCACCGCACCGCCAAATACGCCAGTGCCAAACTGCCTGAACGGCACCAGCTTGCCATCGATAGTCAATGACTGTGTCTCAAACAATTCCGCATTAACTTCCAATATACGCTTTTTAAAACCTTTTATCGACCCACTTGGTAAATTCGGCTCAAATGGTAGCGTCTTAACCTCTGGTGTAAAGTTCAATCCAACTTGATGGCTAGTCGTTGCGGCTGTAGAAAACGTCACGGTAAATGGTGTAGCCGGGACAGTCTGATCAGTCTCAATAATGCCATCACGAATAATCTTTACCGTTTCGCCCTCAAGATGATCCATAGTAACACTAGCCGCCGCGCCGCCAGTTTTGGCGCTATCAAGCAATGTGTCAGCGTCAAACAGTTCAACATAGTAAACATCGGCGCTATTTACCGTGCGCTTGACCACAGTGTAAATGTCGTCAACGTCAACGCCGATATTTATAAACTCGCCGTCTGTCGTCCACTCAGACGGCGCAATCACGTTTTGACTGCGAAGCAGTGTATAGCAGGCGATACTGCCGTCATCGTCATTTACAACCAACAAGCGGTCACCCTCATCAGTGCTGGTTGATACCCGGACTGCCATTTCTGATGGTGACTTTAACAGATGCGAGGACAACAATGATATCTTGGCTGATGTGTAGGCTTGCACTGCGTCACTGTAAATAAACTCTTGTAGTGATTTGCCTTGTCTTTGCACAAACAATGTAGCGCCGTCCACGTTTTGCAATCTAACGCCGGGGCGTGTGCCAAATGACGTTTGTTGTTTGACAATCAAATTGCTTGGCGTGATTGGGTTGTCCAACGTCTGCGGCACATAAAACTCAGCGCCTGTTGTGAATATTTGTAAATGACGCCCGGAATAAATATCGACAATTGCATTGAATGTACCAGTGTCAAGCGTGGCCTCGACTGCCGCATCGTCAAGACTTTCGCCCGGATTAAAATTAAAAAAATCAGCGACCCGGCTACCATACAAAGTTGACGGTCTATTTTTTAGACCACCAAAAAATAAGCGCCCCTCGTGAAATGTGACTGAGCGCGGGTATCCTCTATCGGCTGACCACGCATCTTCGTAACCGTATTCAAGTTCCCACTCGCCTGATGTTAATGCGCTTGTGTCAAAAAATGGTATTTCAACGTATGCCTTTACAGATGTGTCAGATACATACTCAGTAACCCTGACGCGGCCAAAACCATTTAACGCATTAAAATATTCATCGACACTGTCCTCTCCAAACGCCTTGACAGAGTATTGCGTCGTCGCGTCCGGGGCCGGGTCAAAAGCCGGGTAAACTGTTGCCACCTTAGTAGTGGCATCATAGTCGCTTATGTGACGGTGTTGACCAGATCCAGTGCCAGCAGTCAGATGAATAGACAAACCATTACATTGATCATCTGACGTATAGCTAGTTGCGGCTTTCAGCGTTATGGTAGTTGTGCTTCCAGCCTGCGCCGTGCCAGTGTCTGTGGTCACAGATGACGCCGTGATTGTTATGTTGCCGGATGTGGCGCTTGGCGTAATGGTGTATTGTGGGCTGTCTGTGTTTAAGGTGTATGCGTATTTAGGAATAAATACAAAATCTAAATTACTGGCCGTCCAATCACTGTCGCCAGCCCCTCGTAAAATTTTTAATGGTGCTAAATCCTCATGTACAACAATAATCGTGTCGGCAGATTGCACCCAGTTCATTGTTGGTATGATGGCGCTAGTAATTGACGACACAGTCAGATAATTATTTCCACTGCCATTGATGTTTGTAATTTGCGCCCCGTCTTTGAAGACATACATTTTGCCGGGCGTGAACGCCAGCATATAGCTGTCGTCAATGCTGAACTCAAAAGAAACCATACGCACAGCCGTGCCAGCGCCGCTGTCTAACTCAGCAACAAACTTGGTGCCGTCCCGGCGTTTAGCGCCGCCTTGTGGCTGGATGCTGACATTACGCGCTGTGGTTAGGCCGGACTTGTATTGTGCAATATCTGTTCGGGCGCGTAGCTTTGGATCTAATTCACCAGCCGTAAAATCATTTTGAATGGTAATAATGCGGCTCATTTTAGAACCTTATATCGGATATTGGAAACTCTTGTATGGTTTGGGCTGGGCGATCAGCGCCGTCAATATTGATGGCAACGCGCATCAAACCGCCGCGCATATTCTCTGCTGGTGCGCCGTATGCCTTTTGATGGTAGTAGTCACCCTTTGTAATTTGATCTGTTACTGGTTCGGCAAACTCAGCCGCCAATGCTGTCTTTAGCAACCGCACAAAGTATGGCGGGAATATGGCAGGCTCTGGGCGAAACTGATAATCAATCCAAACCTCTTCGTAATTTGTGAAAAGACCAAGATTGTAGATTTCAAAATCACGCACTGGCTGTGCGGCTACCGCGCCAACATTAAATACAGCCTTTGGGTTGCCAAGAATATTACCGGGCAGTGCGTAGGTATACTTCCACTCATTAATTGGGGTGCTAGCCAATTGCGCTAGTTTTACTTTTTTGACAGACCAGCTAAATGGGTACTGCATCAAGATAGTGTCGCGGATATCATCGTACAGCCTGTCAGCGACTTGCGCTTCATCTGTACCTGTCGCAAATGACGAAAGGGGCGCGGCCCCCAGCATAATCAGTGCTTCAGAACATATAGATAGTTTGGTATCGCCCTGCGCCATTCAACCGCTCCAATATGGGTAAGGGGGGCGGGTTTCCCCGCCCCACTAGGATTAGTCAGCGTCAGCGACAGATACTGCCGTGCCGTCTGATACATCAACAACACCAGATGCGTTTGACAGGACAACAACAATTGACATTGTTGGTGTAGCGCTGTCGCGCACAAAGATGATGTCGCCAACTGCGAGTGTGTCACTCAGGTCATTAAAGTAACCTGATGTGTTCACAGTCGCAATCGCGTCTGCTGATGTGTAAGTGTAAATGCTAGGTGCATTGCCTGACTTGGCGGCACCGATAACATTAAAGCCTGAAGTTGCGTAAGCCATTATTCAGCCTCCTCTCTATTCGGTGCAAGAGATCTTAACAATGCCCTCGTCATCGATGGCGACTGCGCCAGCGCTGAACATTGAAGAAACCAAGAAGCTGGTTTTTTCTGGGACATAGTTAATTTCAGATTTTTGGTTCATGCCGATACCCATACCCATTGCATCCTTGTGGAATGCAAAACAGGTGCGAGTTGATGGGATGGGCAAGCCACCTTCATCACGGTCACCAAGAGTTACGAACTTGAAGCCCATAAAGGTGTCAACCTCACCAGAAACGAGAGCCTTTACAGTTGCAAAGTCTGCGCTTGTGATTTCGGTTTCGCCCAACATGCCAGCCAAATTATTGGCGTGGATGATCATGCAACGGCCCTCAGATGGAACATTGTTTGCGTCAAGAAGCTTCTTGGCTTCGATCAGCTTTTCAATGTTCATGTTCGTGCCAGCGCCACCAATCGTAGTCGCAACGGTCAGTGTTGTTGCTGATGCGTTAAGGGCATCAATAACAAGCTGATCCATACGTCTGCCGATAGCGTTACCGACTACCTGTACCAGTTCACGGCGCTCGTCAAAATTGACTTTCTGCTGTGAAAAGATATCGCTATATTCTGCGGCGATGTAGTCAGACATTGTGGCTGTGACTTGTGAGTAAGTCACGTTCAGTGGTGTTACGTCAGTTTGCGGAACGCGAACTGTTGCGGTGCCTTTTCCGATCTTCGGAAACTTCACCTGATTTCCTTCAACATTTGTACGCTCGCGGGTTAAGCCAGCCAGTGCGCGTGATGACTGATACGCTTGCTTGACCTCTGCGTCAAAAAGTTGAACGAAAGCTGAAGAAATGCCTACGGCCATTTTCTTTTCCTTCCATTACAAAATTAAAACGATTTACGCCTAACAGGTATCCTTACGGGCTGTGGCTTGGGCATACACGCTACGCCCCCAAGCGTTTGCGACAGGTCAAAGGAATGATTATCTGTCAAGGGTGATTTTATAGAAAAACACGGCAATTGTAAACAACTGCCGTGCTTAGATTAAATGGCTGAGTATTCTTGGGTGCCGTACACCTGTTCAAACATTTTCTCAACCTTGGCCCGGTACGCCGGGTCAGTGTTATACTCAGGCTTTCCGACCATAGCCTGCAACTCTTCTTTTGATGGTGCGCCGTCAATCGGGCCAACCTCGACAGGTATGGGCTTGTCACCGTAGTAACTACGCACTTTCTGCAAGGCGCGTAGACCTTGGGCGGTGCCGCCCATTATTTTAAACTCTTCAAAATCAGCATCTGACCAGACGCCCTTGCGAACCAATCCAGACGCCCAGTCTGTCATTGACTTGATTGTTTGGTCAGCATTTGGGCCAAGCTTTTCAAATTCTTCTTTAAACGAGATCTCGCCTGCTTCAGCCTCTTCACCAGCCATTTGTATAAACGTGCCAGCCAATTGCTCAAACGCCGCCTGACTGACGCCATTTTCTTTCGCCCAGTCTCTATAAACATTATAAAGAGGGTCATCGTCACCAATCCCGGCCTCATCAAAAATGCTCGTGTCATAATTATCAGGGGCTTTATGTTTTCCCTGACTAAACTTTTTTTGCAGTTCATTATATGACTTAACAAGGTTTTCAAGATCTGGGCCATCATCATCATTCCAAAACTTTTCGGGATACCACTCTGGCCGCGCCAGTTCTATTTCTTCATCCTCTTTGGCAACAGTGACATCATCAAGTGATGGCTCATTGTCAGGCAGTTGATGTGAAATAGTTGTTTCTTCAGCTTGCTGTTGGTTATCGTCACTCTCTACTGAGGCTTCGGCCAACAGACCGTCTGTGTCGTTCATAGCGTCCTCGCTCTGTTCATGCGTCGCTCAATTTCTCTGACCAAACTATTTTGGCCCTCTCTGGCATAACCGTGGCTGGCATCCTCGCCGGGATACCACGTTGGCTGTTCTATTGTTAGTGATCGCAAATGGGTGAGCAACTTTTGCCCATCGTCACTGCCAAAGACACGAAGATAGAGACGGTCAACATCGTCTTTATCAATTTGCTGTTTTTCTGCTATTGACGGGTCTGCCGACTGTAGACCTGCCCAACCGTCCGGGTTCATTACATCATCCCTTCTGGTGGTGCCTCTCCCTCAACTGGCGCACCACCCTCTGCCTCTGCTTGTGCCTGCATCATCTGTGCGGCCTGTTCCATCATTTGCTGACGCTCCATAGGCGTTGTGCGTAAATCCGCTGGCACACCTAGTTTGTCAGCCACATAGTCTGCAATAGATCCCATCTTCACCGCCATCTGGCCTTCCGGGCCAAGCGCTGATGACATCTGCACCCACTGCATAATCTTTTCTATGTCGCCCATATTCTGTGCCTGTGCAATGGGGCTGACCGGCGTGACCTTCACTTCAAGGCCATTGACGCGCAACGGCATCTCAATCAGACCGCGCTCATCCATCACATACAAGACACGCGATATCAGCGGCACCATTGTTTCTGTTATGAGACGACCAAAAGCTGAACCAAGGTTCTGTGCCAGTTCTTTCATCCGCTCTGCAATCTCTGTCGCTGACCGGGCTGACATGTTGTCGGGCGGCAGTGTGTCGTCCAGCAAGATCTTTTTGACGTTCATGCGTAGGTCATTAATCACAATCTGCGACACATTAAAATCACCAGAGCGCGGCATCTGGCGCAGGCTCTCGCCCTGTGGCCCACCGTTACGCGCAACCGGGATAATGGCACCCGGCTGGATGCGGATGTTTTGCGGGTTCAACACGCCGTCGTCAGCCGCCGTGTAAACGCCAGCAATTGACAGGCTGGCATTCTTCAACAGCAGTTCCAGCGTCTTGTTTAGCGTCTTGATATCCGGGATTGCTGTGACCAGCGGCCCCCGGCCATACACCTCACCGGCGACTTTCATGTAACGCGCCACGATCCAAGGCGATGATTTCATGCGGCGCATAAGCAGACCGGCTTTGCCCTCTGCCCAAATCACATGATAGCAATAGTCACCCTTCTCTGGGTCATACAGTGTGGCCTCAACCAGATCTATTTCCTGAGTAGGCTTTTCGTCGATCATGCGCTGCAAGCGTTCAGGTATGTCGGCGTCAGTCCAATGCTGCTTGATGGCTTCGCCTTTCAGACGCATGCGGCGATAGACGTTGTCAACCTTGCCGTGTGCGCCCTCTTCAATGCTGACCAGATACTGCGGCACAGCGGTAAAGCGAATAGGCGTCATGTCATCGCCGGGCTGCACCAGCATGACGGCAGTGCCAACGGCAAGGTCAAGCAAGAACTCGCCCATAGCCAAGTCAAAATTAGACTGCCGCAACAGGCTAAACATTGTGTCGGCGTACATGTCCAGAGCCATTTGTGCTTCAAGGCGGCGATCCTCTGGGATCTCCGGCCCCGGCTCTAATCGGCACCACGGCGCGTATGGTGGAAACAGGCCAGACTGAATGCGATTGGCAAAACGCTGTGTCGCGTTAATTGCGGTACTGTCAAACACCCGCGCCATTTTGTTTTGGCCCGGTGAGCCGCCACCTTCGTAATACCCGTCATACAGATTGCGCTGTGGCAAGCCAAACTCATAGCAATCCTCATAGATCTGCCGCCAGTTATCTTTGCGGCGCTGCGCCACATCGTGACGCTTTAGGATATCTTCAACGCTATGCATTAGCTTTGTTCCTCTTACTTATAGCCGCCGCTTTCGACTTGGCGTCTGCTTTTGAACTAGCGCCCCAAGCGCGTAGTGATAAAAGCAGGCGCGTTGGTTTGCCCTTTTCGTCACGCTCCGGCCCCGGCATGTTGCCCATCCTCGCCAAGAACGATGCCCGGCGTGGGTTGTCGCCGCTCTTGACTGGCGCTTTAAGGTTCATGCCCTGCTTTCTAGCAGACGCACGGCCTTTATCGTTCAACCCGCCAGATGGGTTTTTACCCTCAGACCTCTGCCAAGCCGGTGTTTTAGCCACGCGCCGCTCTCATGTTGTCAATCAAGTTAGGATATGGGCGGCCAGCTT